TACCCATGCTTGTAATAAACATTAAAACAAGAACAGCAATACTTAGATAAGTTTTTAACCACCAAGTAGCACGACTCCAATATCTGTGAAGCCATACTGCGGTAACTAGTTTACCAACTTCTAATGACACACCCATTATAATAATAGGAATGACTGCGGCCGCAAATATCGCGGCAAGTCCTGCTACACTATAGTAGATAGCAATAGCACTGATTGTGAGTGCTGAGATAAATGTAATAATTCCTAACGCCATGTATGTATTTATCGCTTTATAGCCCGTTGATGCCAAGATGCTGTGCTTGTTGTGTAACAGTATTTGTGTACATCTTCTTTCATTTTATTAAAAGCATACACTTCTATATACACTGTTCTACAATATCCTTGACTTGTAGAATCGGTGTGAAGTATCCTTGTCATTCCCCAAGCACCGTTCCTATTCCAATGTACTGCTTCGCCATTGTCAGCACCTACTAGAGCTTGTCCAATTGCTGAAATATGACTGTTCATTTGTACTTCGTCTAATTTTTGAAACCAACCAAAACTAATTGGTTCTGTTCGCATTACTAGATCGGCTTTAGCACTAGTTATGGATATCGTCATCAACAATATGCCAGTCGCCATTATCAGCTTTACACCTGATGCCAACTTTGTTAACATACTTGCCTCCTAATAAAAATTTATTTCTGAAATATACGCAGGAATCTGCCATTCCTGCTCTGTTCATTACAACCTTGTCTAGTTGATTATCTGAGCAATCTAGATTAGTTTCACTACTTACTTCTTCACCATCAACTACTTTAATAGTCTGCTTGGTAAAACAGTATTGATCGTGCTGTGGATTTGAGTACAGCGTAGTTTCGGTTGTCGCGGCACAGCCTGAAAGTACCGCGATTCCGATTATAGGTAGCAGGAAGCGAAGCATGTTACTGCCCCTTATTTTCTACTACCAATTGATCAAATACTTCTTTAGGCATCTTCAACTTAACAAAAGTAAATTGCTGACCAGCATACACAAACGTCGAACGTTCTTCTTCAAGGTGCTGTGTAATTGCTGTATCAGTTACTTTGTAACTAATTTGTGTTGAAGTGTTTTTAACATTGTTCTTGATGTCAATGTTAGTTTCAGAATTAACTTTACCATTAATACGCTTCGCAAAGTTATTCATCGCAATAGCATACATCTGCTCTTCTGCGGCTTGTTGGAATTTAGATTCTCCAGCGCCACAAGCGTATGCGTATTCTTTTTCCCACCAGAACCAACCTTCTGATCCTGATTGAGCGCAGTCTGCGTACCACTTCGGTTGTGCGTACGAATCACGCTCTGCTATAGTTGTCATTGAGCTACACGCACCTAGTGTTAGTAGTGTTGCCGCCAATGTTACTGCCTTAAATGTGCCTTTCATAGTCATACCTCTTTCTGTGTGTATGTGTTAATGTATGCATATATTACTATAAAGTAACTTAATAGTCAACCTTTTTTGTTTATTTTGGTAAACTTTTATAGAATATATGCTCACCTATGCGTCCAATTTCGATCATTGATTTATTCCAATGTGGATCTACATAAGTTGCGTGATAGTGTGTAGCACCTTCTGTTACACCGCGGAAAAGATTACTGTTCACGATATGGTAAGCAATTTCCTGTGCTTTCCGCCATGCTAGAGGTTGAAGCGGTTCATCATTTTTTCCGTCACACCACCAACTAAATTGGCAACGATTCCTAATTGGAACTTCTTTGCCTTTTTCTTCTTTCCACCATTTAGATATTGGACCTTGCTTGATTACTTCACATATAGTGCTAGGCCATCGTTTATCATTTACCCTGTTAAGGACTACATCAGCAACAGCCGCTTGTCCTGCTAGGTTATCCGATCTACTTTCGTGATAGATGTTTAAAGCCAAACAGTAAAGTTCTGGTTCTGATTCTTCTGTGTAAAGATGTGGAATTGTTTTTTGCTCAACGCCGTTTACTAGATATGTCGTAGTTCCGTCGTTGTGATCGAGTCTGATAGTATCACCATTTGAAACACCCGCTATGCTAAGTGTTGTAGTTAGTACAACCAAAAACGTCGATATACTTAGTTTCATAAAAATCCTCATACTCTATTTAGGTTAGTAGAAACAGTTAAAAAAACATACTTTTTCTTCTATGTAGTTTTAACTAATAACAGTATATGATATTTTATGGAAATTGTCAAGTGTTTTATTTAATTTGGTAAGAAAAAGAAGTAACAAATTTTTGATTTTTAGTAGTAACACCAAATTCTTCATATGTGAATACAAGAGGGTTAATAGTGTCCCAATTATTCATAATGCTATTAGAATATAAGGCACCTGCTTCTAGTTTATCAACTTGATTTATTACAATATCATTGACCTTAAATAAAAACCCTTCATGGTCAATTTTAAGAATATTGTCAATTTGTTTTATTTTATCGTCTGATACTTGTCTCCAATCGTAAGTATTAGAAACTCTCCAAAGAGAATCTTTAACTGGAGAAAACTCTGTCGTGCCTGTAATTTCGGACACGTCATCGCCTAAAATCTGTTGTAGGTTGATTACTATAGTGTTAGTACCGTTTGCGTTAAGTACAATTGGTTTTTCTACACTGTATCCTGTTATTACTGAAGACAAGTCAAATGACTCTACAACAACTCCGTTAACTGATATAGATATTAAATCTTTATAATTACTTGGTCCGAATTTTGTTGGTCTACTGCCGAGGAGTGGTCGATAGTCTAATCTAAAAGTCTTGTTCATGACAGTATTTATTGGAAAGCGCAACCGTTTCTGTTGCTAGGCCGGTTGCCCACCCCGAGTGATTATGCCGCTAGGGCAAAATCCTCAGAAGCAAAATTATCGTTTGCGTCTATAAAGTTGCTTGATTTACGGTCATCGCCTACCGGTAACTCCACGTTCTCTATTACACCTGTCGATCCTATTTCGACCCCATCATAAACACACCAATTTCCTTCATCTAGGACCATGATGTGTTTATGGTGGAGTCGCCGGGTACCGCCCCCGGGTCCAGAATGTCGTTGATTGGCTTCAACGTTACAAGTATATTTAAGCATCTATTTTAAATTTTGTCAACCTAAAAATATTAGATTCCAGCCGTGATTGGCTATAGCATTAAGTATAATGGCCAAACAAGTAGCAATATGTAACAGGATCCAGATAGTCCTAATAATAGCCACACTGTCAGCTCTACGGTTGTCTTCATATGCTTTTTCCCCTATTGCTTTACACCAAAGTTCCCACATTATAAACTCAATTCACTGTTTCCGCCCTTGCCAAAGATTCCTCTTGGAAAGACATTGAATGCCAAACTATATCTACTTTCGTTAGAAGTGTTTGTTAATACTGAATGTGCTAAAATGCTAGGAAACATTAAAATCTCGTTTGTTTTTGGTAGTATGCCAACGGCTTCTGTATTGTAATCAGTTTCTTTATCCCAGTCAATACGCAATGTATCTCCCCATAAGTTTTTATGATCTTTGTCTTTATGGAATACAATAGCACCACTATCTGGATTTGTGTTAATATAAAATACACCACTGATTAAACTGTTACTGTGCCAATGACTTGTGTGATAGTCGTCCTTGTTTGATCTATTAACCCAACTAGTTGTTATTTCCCAACTGATATCACGCTGACTACCTATTACTTCATAAGCAAAGTGATCAACATGTTCTTGTATTGATTTCTTAAGTCCTTTATACTCTGGTCTATCTAGTAGATGTCGTTCAGCAGTTTCTACATGCGTCACGAACCCTTCGTTCTTTTCCCACTCATGACGAGATAACTTTTGAAACATAAGTGGGTCAAGGGGTGCTAGTTGACTTTTGTATAAAGGAATTGAAAATAAAGGTATTACTTCGTGATTTATTTCAGCCATGCTACTCTTTCACCTTGTTTAATTCTACGAGCGTGTTCTTCTTCACTGCCTGGATATCTCCAAGCCCATATAGCGACTAGCGCCATAAAGCCTCCGCTCCATAGTACTGCTTTAAGGTTTCCAGTAGTATAGTAAGTTATTGCTAGAGTCGATGACATTACAGCAATCATCGCATATTTTCCTTTAGTAGGAAATACTCGCTTCTTGTTCCAGTTAGTTAGAAACTTGCCAAACCAAGGGTGATTATATAACCATGCCTCCATTTTAGGACTGCTTTTGGCAAATGCCCAAGCCGCTATAACAAGAAAGATTGAAAATGGTATACCCGGTGTAATAAATCCAATATAGGCTAAGCCTACACAGATGAAACCGAGTGCTTTGTATAAATGTTTTTTAATGTTGTCCAATTTAGTCTCCTGCACATATTGTTTGACTATTGGACCCTGTTTGAATGGCGGCGCCTGTGTTAGTTGAATCAGTAGTTCTTGCTAATCGTTTGCCTTCTACACTGATACTTCCACTGCCTGTAACTACTACACTGCCTTTTGCAGTAGTAGCACCTATAGTAGCAACATCATTAAAATTTGCTCTTACAGATGTATTCGGACTAGCAATAATTACTGCGTCTGCTACGTCTTCATTAATTACTGCTAAAAATTTTGCCATAATATTTTCCTAAACGAACTGAGGTCCTCTACACCAGCCGACCAAACTTTTCCTTGTTCCGTCTTTTACTGGTGTAACCCTGTGCCAAGCATAACTTGGAAATATCACAAGGTCGCCTTTCTTCATGCTAATAGTAGTTATTCTTAATTTGTCAGCGGGGCTACCTAATTCGAATTGAAAATCTCCGCCTTCATGATCGTCTGTTAATAACATGGTAAAACTTAGTTTACGAATATCATCTTCATCAAACCGATTATCTATATGCCAATCGTATTTTTGATTGTTTGAATATTCTGTGTATTGGAAAGGCTCACAAGTTGTAACATTAAAATTCCAACCTGCCTGTATGTTAGCATCAGTTACATATCCCCATACTTTTCCAAATATTTCTTTGCCTAGATGGTCCTGTGCTGTGAGGAACTTTACACTACTAGTTCTGTTGTTGACATTATCCTGAGTGTCAGTTTCTGCTGTGTTGACTTGTAGATCTGCTTTTAGAATTTCGTCAGCAAGATCAACTAGTGGTTGATTATCATATAACCAATATGGACAAGCTCTTATCATATTATACAGGTGGAGACCCAGTGTTAGCGAGTCCGGTGATCAGTGCTTGAGCGGCTGTATCTCTTGTTCCGGCCTCACCTTTGTCAGCCACTGGAGTATCACCAGTAAGCGAGCTTGTAAAGTTATTCCATTTTAAGGTAGCGTTCTGAACAAACTGGAATTGACTAATCTGATTAGTAACTACATCAGTACCAAAACTAAGAGCTTCGTCAATTTGTGTTGTAACAAAACCAGTTGCTTTTGTTTGCGCACTCACAATCGTAGCATCTCCTACAGCTTCTTTAATTACATTTTCGATATCAGGTTGTGGAACTTCAACAGGTGGTAGTCCTGATCTTTCAAGAGCCGCTTGTGTCGCCGCTTGCTCAAATGCTGTTTTCTTTGAGTTTTGAGCAATCTGTACTGCTTGGCTCGCATTGAGTTGCGCTAGTCCACTGGCAATTTTGCCGCCAACGTTATCATTGCCTTCTACCATGGCCGCTCCTATCGCAGTAAGAGCATTTGCTGATCTTGCTACTTGTGCGTGGCCTGCGCTTTGTTCTACAAGTACAGCATTTAATACATTTGAAATAGTACCTAGGTTTAGATGAGAACCTGCTTGGAAAGCGGCAGTAAAATTAGCATTGAACGTGGTGTTCTGACCTGTTATTGATTGGTTCATAGTTGTTAGTTCACTTCTGACACCTTCAAGCGCAGAGGCGATTGCGTTAAGTTCACTAGTGTAATCAACACCAGTAAAGGTTCCGCTGGTTTGACCAGTTAAGGTCATTGCTGTATATTGTGCCATTTAAGAACTCCTTACCTAGTTTCTTGCTTACTTAGTTACCATAGTTAATCCCGTTGTTTGTTCGAGATATTGCTTGCTAATGCCATCATCTGTTTTTTGATTTAGCATTATTGTATTTTTATTTATTGTAACTTTTGTGTCAGGGTTAATGCTCAAGATCCAAGGCATCATTCCTAAGCCGCCTTGCCCTCCTGGTACCAAAGCAAATGGCTTAGATACAATCAGTACATTGTCTGTTTCTTCAACTAGTTTACAAATTATTTCTTCTCCACTAGTGACTTTTAATGAGATAATGTCTCCTGCTTTGTGTGGTGTTTGAATTATCATTATAGTGAGTGTCCTGTTCCGTTATAATTAGTGTTGTCTAAATATTCTACAAACTGATCATATCCTCCGACACTTTTGCCGCTTACTTTAATTTGAGGGAATGTTCTAGCTGTTGGAAACATCTCCATAATAAAGTCACGGTCAAAGTCTGTACCTAGTTGTTTGTATTCAAATTTTAGTTGTCTTTGTTCACAAATATTTTTTGCTTTTTCACAAAAGGGACATTGCGGTTTTCCATATATTTCTATCATTGGCACAAGTCCTCATAGCGTGTTGAGTGTGCTCTATGTAGCACACCGTTTGGCAACTTGTTATGATTGCTAAACAAATTTTTAAAAAACTTAATCATAGTTTGAATCCTTTAAAAGTGTCCTCGGAAATATCTTGTTTAACTCCGCCAATCAAATATGATTCAACTTCTGTTTCTTGTGGAGCAACTTGAAGTCCAGCACTAGAAAGCCAATGCTGTGTCCAAGGTAGTGGGTTAGTATTAAGCGGACGGTCGTAAATTGTTTTCATACCTAACGCTTTCAATCGCTTGTTAGCAATGAACTCAACATAAGCATGGAGTAGATTAGTATTCAAACCAATCATAGAACCGTCTTTGAACAGATAGTCTGCCCAACGCTTTTCTTCTTCAACACACTCTCGCCACATGTCATACATTTCTTCTTCACATTCTTTAGCAATCTTTACAAAGTCGGGATCATCATCACCTTTTGCCCAATGCTTTAGAATATGTGTTGACAAGTTTAAGTGTGTTGCTTCATCACGAGCAATCAATGAAATAATCTTTGCTGAACCTTCCATTAGTTTCAACTCGCCAAACGCAAACGTACAAGCAAATGAAACATAGAAACGTAGCCCTTCGAGGATGTTAACAGTCATCATTGCTTTGTACAATGCTTTCTTAACATCATAGATGTTTCCTTTGCCTTTGTGGAAATATGCGTCAGCAATTTCATTAAACGCATCGTATTCTTTGGTTACACTTTCGGCACGTTCAATAATCTTTTCGTCGTCCAGGATAGTGTCAAATACTTCTGCTGGATCTGGGTAAACGTTTTTAACAATATGTGTATATGAACGTGAGTGAATAGTTTCAAAAAAGTCCCAAGCAACAATACAACTTTCTAATTCTGGATTAGAACAGTGTGGCAAAAACGACAAACAAGGTCCTCGTCCTTGTACACTGTCTAGCAGTGTTTGATACTTTAGGTTACTGGTAAAGATATGCTTTTGTTCCGGACGAAAGTCTGCGTAGTCGCCTCGGTCTTTCTGTAGCGAAACTTCTTCTGGTCGCCAAAAATAACTGAGCATGGTTTGATTTAATTTATCATACTCCGGGTACTTAAATACGTCATATCTTTGTGTGTTTTGATCCGCTCCAAAGAACATATATTCTTTAGTGAAATCTACCTTTTCTCGGTTGAATACTGTCTTACTCATTCTTTTTTGATTACCTTCTCTCTTCATAATTCCTATATAGCACAAGCATCACAATGCTCATCGTCTAGTGCTTCAGGTGTTTCAGTTTGTGAATGACCATTCACACCATTTGCGTGTCCATTCATACCATTTAGTTTAACATCTTCTTGCTGATTGTCAACCTGTGCGTTCTCCAAATCATCTTCTTGACCTTTAAAGTCATAAGTGTTTTGATAGTAACTAGTTTTCCAACCCATCTTGTAAGTTGTTAACATGTCTTTCATCATAATACTCATTGGAACTTCGTTGTTTTCAAAGTGTGTAGGATTATAACTCCAGTTACCACTAATTGCTTGGTCAAAGAACTTCTGCATTACTGCGACAATGTTGATGTAGCCTTCGTTACTAGGCATGTCCCATAATAGTGTATAAAAATTCTTTAGTTGTTGATAGCCCGGAACAATCTGTTTAAGAGGCCCTTTCTTTGACTTCTTAACGGACAAGTATCCTCTAGGTGGCTCAATTCCATTAGTTGCGTTTGACACAACGGAACTGCTCTCCGATGGCATTTGTGCCGACAATGTACTGTGCCGTAAGCCATGTTCTTTGATATCTTTTCTAAGAGAAGACCAATCATGATTAAGTTTTTTACCTACAATGCTGTCAACATCTTCTTTGTACGTATCAACTGGAAGAATGCCGTCCGCATATTTAGTGCGATCAAATGCTGTACACGCACCACGTTCTTTAGCAAGATTGTTTGATGCTTTTAACAAATAATATTGGAAACTTTCAGTTAGGTCGTGGACAAGTTTCCAAGCCTCTTGATCGCTGTACTTCACGTGATGTTTAGCTAGGAAGTGTGCTAGACCTATGTAGCCAATTCCTAATGAACGTCGAGCCTTTGTAGATTTCTCTGCGGCCTTGACAGGATAACCTTGATACTCAATGATTTCCTCAAGTGCTCTAACGGCTAGATCACATAGTTCTTCAAGTTCAGCACTCTCTTTATTAAGTGTTAGTCCACCTACGTTGATAGCACTTAAGATACAAAGAGCAATTTCTCCATCCTCATCATCAATGTGTTGAATGGGTTTGGTTGGCAGTGTAATTTCTTGACAGAGATTACTCATATACACAGGATCTTTAAATGAGCTGTGTGTATTACAGTGATCCACATTCATGATGTAAATGCGGCCTGTTTCTGCTCTTTCTTTTAGCAACGCACCAAACAGTGTCTGTGCGTTAATTTTCTTTTTACGGATTGATGTTTTGCGTTCGTACTGTTCATACAATTCTTTAAACTTGTCTTGGTCTGCGTAGAATGCTTCATACAATCCTGGAACATCATGTGGCGAGAAAAGAGTAATTTCTCCACCGCTTAACAACCTTTCGTACATCAACTTGTTAAGTTGAATTGAATAGTCTAACTTACGAACACGATTGTCTTCTGTACCTTTGTTGTTTTTTAGTACTAGGATGTCTTCAATTTCATAATGCCATAATGGGAAATGCGTAGTAGCACTGCCTCCACGTACACCATTTTGTGTACAACTTCTTACAGTTGATTCATACACTTTTAGGAAAGGAATCACACCTGTGTGTGCTACTTCTCCTCCCCTGATTTTAGAATTAATTGCTCGTACTCGTCCCGAGTTGATTCCAATTCCTGCCCTTTGAGCAATGTAGTAACCGATTGCACTATTACTGCTAAAGATACTAGGAAGAGTATCGTCCACATCAACAAGAACACAACTGGCAAACTGACGAATAGGAGTACGCACTCCTGCCATGACAGGGGTAGGAATGTTGATCTTAAAAAGTGAGGTCGCGTCATAATATTTTTTCACGTATGTTAAACGTGTCTCCTTTGGATATTCAGCAAATAGTGTTGCCGCAATCATCATATACATAAACTGCGGAGTTTCAAACATGTCGCCGTTAGAACGATCCTGACACAAATACTTATCAACCACTTGACGCAACCCAGCATACGTAAATTCTTCATTACGATCATGCTTGATCCATGTGTTCATTTTCTTAAGTTCAGTTTCGGAATACTTCTCGCGGATTGCTGAATCATACACGCCACGTTTAATATTCATATCAATAATTTCAGAAAGAGTTAGATGGTCATAGCGACCGTATACTTGTTTGTGTAATCCGTAAAGCAACAAGCGAGATGCCGCATATTGGTAATTTGGATTTTCTAAAGAAATAAGATCGTTTGCCGATCGAATAAGAATGTTCTGGATTTCGTCTGTACTCATACCATCATAAAATTGAAGGTCTGCGTTCATTTCAATTTGTGAAGCACTTACACCCGACAGGCCATTACAGGCTTCTTCTACCACGAAGTGAATCTTATCTAGATCCAACTTCTCTTTCCTTCCATCTCGCTTACCGATCAGGATTTCTTTAGTTTGATTCATTTTATCTCTTTCCTTTTAAATTCTAACGTGAAGTATTTAATTGTAACACCAATATATTACTTTACTTCTGATTGTTTATTACTATCCCAAAGTAAAATAGCACTTGGGGGGATTTTATCTACAGTAGTAACAGCACCGTGATACAAGTTTAATACATGCTTTTCATCTACAACACACATATATCTAGGTTCTTCTTTTGCTTCTACTGACGTATATATTTCGCATTTCGTCTCCTTAAAGCGAGCAGTTAAAGTTAAAGTATAACACATTCCTAAGGTAATAGCAAGAAGATCATAGTGGTTGTTGATTACCAATTTCCAAGGGTCAGGCCATGAAGCAACGTAGTATGGGTCTAACACTTTAGAGTTGTATGGAGTCTTTGCCCAGAACCGGGCAACATCTTCTAGTGGGTTTTGAGACGTTTCAAGTGTGTCGCGAAAGTCTCGCCATGCTTGTAATCTATCTTCAGTCTTAAGATCAAACACCGTAACTAACAAAGTAAGAAATAGTATCAGGATTAACGCCAGCGTCTGGATTAATGTAATCTAATATCATTGTTTCACTTCCTGCTGTTGAGTCGCTCCTATCAACTAGTCTAATGCTAAACTCTAATGATTCTACATTAGCGTCGCCATTGTTAGTTGTAATATACCTATCCGTAATGGTTGGGTTTAAAAGATTATCTCCGTTAGAGATAATCATTGTTCCACTTCTTGAGCTTCCATTTTGGAAGTCAACAATGTAATCAATTTTTGTTAGTCTATTTAATGCTGAGAACATAGCAAGCCCAGTTGGCGAAAAGTTAACATACAAACTCTGTTTAATTTGATCGTTAGTTGTTACTATTGCGGCGTTTAGAACTTCTGGATAATGTACTCTTTCATCGTTAGTTAACACTTGTGAATAAGCTAGTTTCTGTCTATCAAAACTATTATTAACAACCACATTGTTTCCGTATTCGCCAAATATAATAATACTTCTTTCTGGGTCAGTAACCTGATTAACATCATTACCACAGTTTATAATTTTGTTTTGTACAAACTTAAATCCTTCACCATAGTCGGCTTGTAGAACTGAACCTACTACTTCTTGGAAAGTATTATGATCGATATTCCAATTACATGTTTGACCAGTTACACCATTTACTTCAATCGCATAATACAAATTATGGAATTCACTATCGTTAATTGTAAGATTACAGCTTAGTGCGTTTGTTTGTGTAAAGTTAAATGCTCTATAGGCATTTTGGAATCTACAATCAGTAAATTCAAGTCCTGAAAGTGTAGTACCAACATTGTTTGAATTGCTCATGAACACCATGGCATCCGTGACTGGTGCGTCGGAAACATCTTGGTTGGTTGTATGAGGTCCTTCAAATGTTACTCTATTAAACTTACTATCTTTAAGTCCTGAAATATTAAAGTGTCCAGTTGTAAATCTAAAAGTTAATCTGTCAATAATAATGTTCTGAGGTCTATCAGTGGATTGCCAATTGATAGGTGCTGTTCCATTACTTGATGTTACACTAATGCTAGAGTCGTTAACAATAATAACTGCTCCTACCTGTGATTCGCCTTCAAGCAAAGCAAAACTTGGAATAACCAAGTCGTTTGCTATTAGATAGTGTCCTGTTGGAATAAAAAGCTGTTTACGGAATTCAGCGTCGGAGTTTCTAAACAGTTCATCTACAGCATTTTGAAACGCTTGTGTGTCGTCTGCGATACCATCGCCTACAGCACCAAAGTCCTTTACATTAACACGGTCATCTAGTTTTGACTGTAATGTTCTAAAAACACTTTTAGTAATGCTGGCATCGTTTCTAGCAAATCTATAACTTTCAATTAGGTCTAGTAAGTTGTCATGCTCAGTAAGTACTTTACTGTTACCTACAGCAGGAGCACCTTCTTGTACACTGCCATTACCAATGTAAAGCTCTTGTGTGTCTACTGCCCAAGCTAGTTCGCCACTTGAAAGTTGTGGAACGCCTGCCTCGCCTTGTTTGCGACCTCTGCGTACCTGGATTTTGCTGATTTGCACTACTGCCACGTTCGTCTCCTAAACTTATATAAAGTTATTTATCTGAAGCAATACTATAATTTATAGTATTCTTCGAGCTTGGCTAGCCACATATCCTCGTATTTGTTCCAGTTGTCTGGTGTTAAATCAAACTGTTGATATTGTAGGTCTCGACTACACATAAAAATGTGCCCTTCACGTATTTCTGTGCCGTATACTTCGTTGTGTGCTAAAGCATAGGCCATAAGTTGTAGATAGTAATCTTCTACCCATTCAGCTTTCTTTGGCTTATTGGTCTGTTTGTAATCCATAATAGCAGGATTACCTTTGTATTGTCCTACAAGATCTGTTGTGCCTGAGTATAGTCCAGGATAGTATAAACTTTGTTCCATACTCCATATTTCATCAACATCGCATAAAGCATTCTCAATGATTACAGTAGCCATTTTATTTGCTTGTACATGTACAGGATTATTTCCTGGCTGTCTTTGTTCGCCTACGACAAAGCGTTCTAGGTTAGCGTGCATAGCTGTACCAACACCTGCGGCTTCTGTAGTAATTCGTTTGGCATTTTCTTCTCCCACACGCTTTCTCCATTCGAGTAAATGTGTCATGTCTTTTGTGGAACTAAGAACTGTTGTTACTGAAGGAGTTTTCTCTCCGTCCGGAGTTAAGTAGACTCGCTTACGGGTTACTGGATCGTTGATCTGCTTACATTCGTGATACTTAATTTTTTCCACAAACGGTGGAGGGCTTATTTCTAATTCATTCATTATTTTTTCCAAACGACTGTGCGTAAATTCACAGTCTTAATACATTGTATACTAATTTATTGGATTTGTCAAGAAGAAATGTTGTTCATGGCCGCACTGGCGGCAGTTTTATTAACATTGTCTTGTGCTTTTTCGCTATCTGTTTTGGCTTGCTGACTGTCACTATCTGGTGCGCCAGGGACATCAAGCTCAATGCCATCACTATTATAGTCTTTTACTAATGATTGAATAAGTTGACTACTGTTATATAAAGCATCAAACGTTTCGTAGTCAAGTGGTTCTTGATTTGTTTTTTGAAGGAGTGTATTGATGCCTTGCCAATTAAACTTCGCTGGTTGAGATTTACTTCTAGAACGCCCAATAAGAGTTTTAAAAATAATTGCTAATGCTTCAACATTGGTTTGATCTATTTCGTAAATTCTCATTTTAAATTTAAACTCTTTTTCATGTCACCAAGTGACTTTTCAATTTCTTTTACTTTGGCTTGGTATGTTGCTTGTAGTTCTGTATTAGCTTGTGCCATCTGATCAAGTTCGCCAGCTGGATCGCTTTGCTGTCCGCTTCCTGAGTCATCTGTCCGGCCGCCTAAACTCAAATTGTTTGAAACTTTTTTAATTACTTGCTTCTTACCAAAATCTACAGCTGATTTACCTGCTTGATTAGCAAGACCTCCGATGCCTTTGGCTACTTTGCCAACGCCTCTTCCAACTGCGCTACCAACTTTGCCAACACCTCTAGCAAGGGCGCCAGCACCTCTAACGGCTGCCATGCCCAGTCGTGCCGCACCTAATGCGATTGCTGGAATTATTTCGTCAAGTTGTTCTTCAGTAAGGTGTGGGTGTTCTCTTCTAAGATCTTCTCTTAGTTGAGCGAGTTCTTCTTTACTGTATTCAACTTCGTAAAGACGCATTTATCCAGCCAATGTTCTTAGTAGCGAGTGCGAATGGTCAACTGATTCACGTTGTGCTCTGCCTGCTTCTTCAGCGCCGCCTGCGGCCGGTTCAGCTGTAGCAAAGTCGTCTTCTTCTGGCTCAGCACCCATATCCATTTCAGGATCAGCATTCATTTCATCATCGCCTGCTGGTTCTGGCATGTCTGGAGTTTCACCTTCTGGCTCAGCACCTAACATATCAGTTGGGCTTTCTTCACCAGTTAGTGTTCTTACACCACTAGCAAGAGTTTCACGTGCCTGTTTCAAATTATCTAATGCGCTTTCAATAGCAGGTGCTACTGTTGAAACAAACTGTTTGCTTGCTTCTAGGCCCATTTCGTCTCTAATGCTGTCACTTAGGTCAAGCATTTGATCATTTTCCATTGATGCTAATTCTTCAATCCAACGGCCAACTTTGTCAACCATTGTCTTAGCGGCAACAATGGCACTAGCCTGGTCTGTTGCGCTTTCATTTACTTGGGGTTCCATTTCTTCTCCTTGGGGTTCTTCTTTAATACCTGGGTCTGCTTCTTCACGCACAGCCAACTCAGCATTTACAGCATCAAGCATCCACTGTGCTTTTGTATATGTTTCGTTTTCTACTGTTTCATTGAACGTAGCACTTTGTTTAAAGTTAAAAATTTGTGTGCGTAGTTTGTTACGCATATCTTCTAAGTCATCTGTGTTATATGACTCTAGGTTCAGTTTCGTACCGAACACTTTTTCAACGGTTTCGTTGATCTTTTTTGAATCTGTTCTTTTAAAAATATCTGTTGTTTTCATAAAACTCTCCACCCAAGTAATTTATAATGTATTTATTACTTATACTGTCAAACGTATTGCTTGAAACTTTGCGGATTCATACTTATCTCTAGAATGAAGCATTCTAGCCACATATAAATCTTGTTTAAATTCATCATTTTGTTTCTTAGCACGTATAAACTTGTCTTTAAACATGCCGTAATCTTTGAGGGCGGCACCAAATTTTTGATCTGCTTGATAGATCTGGGCAACTCTGTGTTGGTCACGGTCTAATGCTAGTAAGTTTGCCATTTTGATAGCACATTTATTTAAATGTATTCCTTCATACAGCTTTCTCATAGATTTGGCACGATATAAATCTTTGTACACACCATTTGTAACCATAAGAATGCTACCAATCAAAATTCCTTGATCAGTCTTTTGCGGTATAACAAAATCCTCATTGGCGAGGCTTTTGTGTACATTGCTTATTACTCTGTCTAGTTTTTTTTGAATATCAGTCATTAAAAAAAGGCCTTTCTATTGGCCTTGTATTTAATATGCTAATATAATTGATACGCCTATCCTGGCATTTTCATTAAAATTACAATCACTGTTGAAATCAACCCTGCTATAATAGTTCCGGTTGTAGTGATAATAACTTTGGATAGACTCTTTTGACCATGTACTATGTCGTTGTGAATATGTTCTACTTTGGTTTCTAACGTATTAAGACGTGACTCTAGTTGAGCGTAACGCTCTGCGCACAAATCTACGTGTGCTTCTAAATTTTCTCTTTCTAAGTTAGTGGTTTTGATACCAGCCATTTGTTATATCTCCGTGTTATCGCTCCGATAACAAATATATGTTAATAAAGTAAACTCTGCGTTGGCCTTTATTGTTTGCCTGGTATTGCCTTTTGATATTGTATTTATCAAACTAGGTTCTAATCTGAACTTTTGTATTTGGTTTTTTGCCTTTTGTTTTGAACACTAACTGTTCAAACTCAACAGTATTATTTAGTCCAGATATAAAAGGAATGCCATCTATATCATCTACTAGTAAACCAACAGGATTGTTTTTAACTAGATACTCATCATCCCTATCAGTTTCAAAGTGATAAACCCACCACAACTCGCCATCCTCTGTGTATTGTTTAGGATCTTGGTCATCGACAATAATAGCACGTAGCTCAATGGCTTGACGCAAACTATTAAAATTAGCCTGTTGCCCTTGTTTTAACATGTCTTGTTCATCACGCAGTGGACTGGCTTTTGTTATGTCTATTTGGGTAAAAATACTATATTTCATAATCTGCTATTATTTACGCAGATAAAAAAAGAGCGGAAAATTTCTTCTCCGCTCTTTAGTGTGACGCCTTCCGTTGTCACGGTCCCTAAGGTAGTTAGGAATTATTATACTAAGTCGTCACCAGTTAGTGTAAGACCAGTAATTGTTACTGAAGTATCAGCACCAATTGCAGCTAAGATGTCAGCTTCCATTGTGCTGTAAGATGCAGCAACAACACCATCGTTGTCTGTGTTGTCATTAATAGCAACAACAAACTCAGTTGCTGAAGGTACACCAACGATGTAAACTTCTGCTGAACCTTGTAGTGCGTTTACAGCAAGAGCCATAAGTGACTGTGAGTCAGTGTAAGCGCCTGCGCCAGCAAGATCTGCTTTAGTAAAGTCAACTGCGGCTGCACTGTGAACAGCGGCAACTTCAATGAACTTAAGAGCAGGAGTTCCCAACTGAGAACCTGCTACGATTTTTTGATAATTTGGTGATACTACACCGAATGTATTAGCCATGATATTTTCTCCTTAATCATATACCCCTCTCCAGGGCTGGTTATAATCTAAGTATCCCATGATTCTTAGTACAAGTATTTATCATTTTGGAAAAAAACTATGGTTTAGTTGCTGTTTTTAGTCAGATCTGAAAGGTGTCCAGCGGTCTCTTGGTACGAGTTTAACTTTATCACCTGTTTTAACGTAGCCTTCACCGCCTGGTACGCCGTTAGTGTGTGTTTTAATATCACCTTCAGCACTATCAAGTTCTCTGATAACTTCGTCTTTGGCTTTCATTATTTCCCTAACAAGAAAAAACATTGAAGCAAACGCTCCTGGATTTTCTTCGTTACGTGCAATAACTTTTTGTTGTTTAGGTGCTGATACTTTTCCATTAGGAAGCCATTCAAAAAAGTTTTTAGGATCAAGTCGATCTAACTGTTTATTCCGACTCATAGTATTAATAAATCTATAAACCATGTCAGGCACATCTGATAGTCCTGGTTGCTTCTCTAAAATTTTAGCAATAGCACTTTGACTTTTCTTTGCTTCTGAAGCAATAGTATTAATATTCTCTGCTCCAACAGCAGGCTTATGTGTTACATAAGTTTGTCCAACAACAAACAACTCTGGATTACCTGCTAACGCACTTATGTCTTTAATTGGCTCGCCGATTTTATCGCCAAAGTGTGTGTATTTAGAATGTACTGCTACACCAACTGTGCTTCTTGAAATACGTTCACCTGTTTCACTTCCAGGGTTAACATCATATGTTGATTGATTAGGTGTGAAACTGATCTTACCATCTTGTTTAGCATATGGCTTACCTGGATGATACAGTAGGTCTCCATAAACATAACCTCTAAAGTCTGTAGGAGTTGCCTTTTCAAAGATAGGCCAAAGGCTTGCCATGTCTTTAGCAAACTTAGGACGCCATTCTTCACCCTTGCCTCTGCTTAGAATAAATTTTTCTAGTTCTTCAGGAGATCTGGATTTGCCTTCGGGTTTGGTCCAGTTGTTCTTTCCAACCAGTTGAAAACTTCCATCTTCATCTCGGCCCCAGTACACTGTAGGATTGCCGTCCCATTTAACAGCAACGTCTTTTGCTCCTGATGCTAAATTCTTAAGAACATCGACGGCTTTTAATGCTCCGCCCTGTGGATCAGTAAACACTAGATCTTCTAGATGATTAAATTCTCTGCCAACTGCGGCTTCTGTTAAAAACTCAAATGCTCTCATTTTTTAAGTAACTTCTTTTGTCTGTTTGTCTTGTCCACATACTTTGCGTGTGGAACTTTTAAATTCTTTTTACCGTAAACATCACCAATAGTAAATTGTGCTCCTGGTTTATCGAACGCACTGTATCTTATATCAACAACTTCTTTTATTTTCATTTTACTAAATCAATGATTGAACGCATCCAACCAATGCTTCCTGGCGTGTAACTTTCAAATGCTTCCTTCTGTGGAAGTTCAATATCATAACGTCCTAGTGTTTCTCTCGCCGCGCCAATAAGTTCTTCGTAGTTAGGAAGTTTCTTAATGTAGTTAATGATAGCGTCAACACTTTTAATATCTTTTACTGTAGCAGTTTGTCCTAGTAGTTCTTTTGCGATTACATTCCAATCAGCTGAGATAACTTCATTACTGTCTGGATCTAGCAGTCCACTCTTTGGTGAATACTTTAAGTTCTTTGCTCTAGCAATACTTGAAAGAACAATATGTCTATGCTCGCCTCTATACTTTCCTGAACCACCAATCATTGAGCCTTGTTGAAACTTGGGATTATCTGAAAACATAAAGTCTGCTTGAACAAACCCATTTGACTCGTCGCCGTTAATAGGTGTTTTAACATGTACATTGTCACCTGACTTCTTAACGTTTTCTTTACCAAGTTGTGATACCATTTTTTGAAAGAATTCTTCTTTATCCATTTCATTAGCATCAACCGACAAGTCTAAGTCACCGGAACTGTTTAGTTCAAATGTACCGTCTGGATCTTCTTTGCGGCCAGTTGTACCTAACCACTTAACCGGTTTATTATCCTCGCCCTTCTCTGCTGTAAAGTCTAGTCCTGTAATTTTTTCAATATAGGCAACAGTGTTTTCTACATCAGAAGTAGCAATACGTTGTGTAAGGGGTTTCTTGTCTTTGTCCTTAAAGACGTTTCCGCCTTCACTTAAATTAGTTTTCATTCTTTTTCGCCTTGCGTCTAGATTCTGTAATTTTTCTAACACCCCTAGTAAACTTGGTGTTGTCCGCTCCTTTGATAGCGTTAAGCAATCTGCGTTGAAGTTCATCAGCTTCGGCCGGACTATAATGTTTATTAATAGACTCGATAAGGTTAATAGCACTATCAATGATATTGATAGCCCTGCTCTCAATCAATGCCTCGGTGTTTCGATTTGCGGCAATGTCATTAAGTTCTTGTAAAATTGATCTAGTTTTTATTTTCATGAATCCAACGCCTTTTTAGTATTTAACCTTTTCGTAACAATAGTATACATTCTTTAAAAAACATTTACAACCTTTATTTTTTTAGGGTGCGCTATTATAGCGCAGTGTAATTGTAATTATCTTTTAAAATTAAGAGTCATGCTAAAATAGCATAACAGTCTTGCGCAAAAATATGCTCTAATTATGTAAGCATCACTGTCCTATCATGGTAAATACTGATGTCAAGCGCAGGGTTTTCACAAATCCTCAATCGACACACACATACACTGGGATAGACCAGGGCATTATCCATGCCTTAAAAGTGATTGACGACTGCCAAAGGCAGTTGCACCGCCGGGGAAGTTCCGGGGTATCATGCTAACCACAAAGCATCCATACATCGAAGGAGAAATAAGATGGCTAACAGTAATAGCAGTCTGATGTCTTGGGTGAACCGTTTGTTCAAAAGTAGAGCAAGCGACTCTGATCTAATACGTTGGGCAAAACTAGAATATGGTGATCAATGGCAAGACGCCTATTACCAAATGAAAACACGACCAGGAAAAATACCAACCATTAGAGGAGTAACACAATGAGCACACTAGCACAGACATATTGGACTTACACATGTAAGTTCTGCGACGCAGTTCGCAAAGCACTCTACGTAGCATTCGTAAGTGTAATAGCATTTGGAGAATCAGCAGGTAGAGCCAGAGCCGCAAATGAACTTGCTCGTCAAGGTTATTACGACGAAGCCAAGGCTCTAATGTTAGGAGCAAATAAAAATGATTAGTTTAAAAAGATTATTTGGATTGACTCCTGAACAAAAATTAGCAAAAAGAACTATTAAAGAACTTAGCGCATTAAATGACCACGAACTAAATGACTTAGGAATTAGCCGTTCAGAGATTTACTGGATTGCTAACGAACCAGTTCGTGAACTAATTAAAAAAGAAAACTATGAAGCGGGCGACCATTACCTTAGAGGTAAGCAACACGCAACTTGGAAGGGGAAAGCCCATGCGTAGTTTTTTCCAAGCACTAGTGCCATTCAGTATCATGTTATCAATCCTATGCGGAATGATGATTGTGAACGGTTTATTCTGGGGAGGCATGTTATAATGTGGCCTTATACTCAAGAAGAAGCTGACGATTGGTTTGGCAAATAAAAATCACTAATGGATAACACTGTTATTGACAAATATAAATAACAGTGTTACATTAGTAACAGTTGTTAGAAGGTCTAACAACTTCAGACACAAACACATACACATAAGGAGAGATGAAGATGTCTAAAGCATTTAGAGAAGGTATCGAACGTGGTGCCGAACAAGTAGCTAATCAAATTAAAGAAACACTGCCAAAAGTACAGTTCAATAAGAACGGTTACGAGATCCGTACACAAGTATTGGATATGGCAAAACAATTCACAGAGTTTGAATACGCATCAAAGTTTAACGGATTTGAAGTATCTGCTAAACGTGATGAAAAGACTGGTGAAATTGTGAACAAGGTAGAGATGCCAGCTGTTCCTGGAATTGATCAAGTTCTTGAAGCGGCTGAAAAATTCTACGACTTTATTAATAAAAAGTAATTAAAACTCCCTCTAAGGGATGAAGAAACATTTAGAGCCCATAGGGAAAAAATAATAATAATGAAGAGGTTAGTAGGAAACTGCTAACCTTTTCTTATAAACAGTCTATGGAAATGTCCTGTGCTATCCATTTAGCATAATGTGTAGGATCTACTCGATAATTCCTAAATGTCAAATGCTTTTGATCAAACTGTATAACACCGTCGTTGTTAAATATTTTTTCTAACTTGGCCACAATATCATCTTTGCTTTCTTCTAGATCTATCAAACAAAAATTATAAGATGTAACACCGAATGCTCTCATTATGTTATATCGGTCCTGTCCAGGATGTACTATATAATTTCCTTTTTGATCTGTAACAACTAAAGGATTATCCCACTGACGTTGAACACGCCACTCGTGGGCAAGATAGCATAACTTGTTTAGTTTAGCAACCAGAGGATTATCACTAGGTTGACTTTTAAGTAAAGGTTTAGCATCATTTAAGATTTTAAAGTCTGGTTGACAGCACCAGTTAAAAAATATATTTCCAAACACATCACCGTAATGTTTTACAATCCACTCTTTGGACGGACCGTTAGCATACGGGCTAACATGTTTTAAATCTAGTACTTCGAATCTCATTTGCCTCTAAGTCGTTCCATTGCAGCATCACGCAATGTAACTCTATTTGGCTGAGCGACTATAGCACTAGGTTGTCCTTCAATGTAAGGAAGTTTTAACCATCTCTCTAAATTAAAATTAGGACTTTCATTAAACTTTGGTTTTATTTCGAATTTATATCTTCTAGATTCTTCTACGTAGTAGAAATCAAACTCAGTATCTGGGGTGTAC